AAGATTGCTGGTAAAGTTCTTGGAAAAGAATCAGTTGAAGAAGCGGCAACCCATAAACCAGGCGTAGCTTCTCCAGCAGGTGAAGGTCTTTCTCCATCAGCAAAGGATCAGCTGGCTAAGAAAACACCTGCGCCATCAGATGCATTTGATGCTAATATGGTAAATAAAAAGACATTTGATGCTATGAGAGCTTCTGCCAAAAAAGCACCAATGAGAACTAATGATAACGCTGCGGGCGAAAAGAATATTAAGCCTTCTGCTACTCAAGTTAAAGAAGATATGGATAAAATCCCATACTGTAGATATTGATCACACAGGTGATCATGATCCTGATGCTAAAAAGCATAACATTACTCTTAAGAAAAACAAAGGTACTGATTATTCTCACGATGCCTCAGGCAAAAAGAAAGATCTTCAAAAGTATTTAGCTAAGCATTACGGTTCAGCGGAGGATGCAAAAGAAATTCATCCTGAAGTACATTGAGCGTTTTAATCCAAAAACAGGGAAATAATTAATGGCTATTCAAGCTCCTACATTTCAAAAAGACGCTGTCCCTTCATTGAAGGGATGGCACCATCCTAAAACCAACGAGCTGCTAAAAGCTACTCGTCACAGTCAAGATCAATTAGATGAGTTCTTTGGTGTGGTAGTAGAAGAACCGGCACCGGTAGTTCCTACACCAGAGCCAGTGGTTGAGCCGATTGTGGAAGATGTTGCCGTACCTGAGGATCTTGCTTCTATGTCCAAAGTTGAACTCGAAGAACTCGGTCGTGAACATGGCGTAGAACTGGATCGTAGGGTATCTAAGAAAAAACTGCTAGATCAAGTAACATCATTGATCAATAAGTAATATGAAAGATAATGATGATTTACTGGAAGAAGATCTGGTAAAGTTTGCAGCGAAACATTATTACTCTCCAAAGGGTAAGATCGATCCTGAAGAATTTTATAATGATTTAAAACGGTTTAAATATATTAAGCGCTTGGTGAACAGATACTTGGAAACAGGTAATCTATCAGAGCGCTTAATACTAAATCATAGCATAGTTATCTTTAATGTGTTCGGTAACTACGGTGCATTAAAGTTGCTCGGCTTAAGATTAGAAGACAAGCACTGGGAGGTAATGAAGCCTTTCTTGCAATACTTAAATTATGTACGTCCATATGATCTAGCAAATATACAAGCTAATATGGAAGTGATAGAAAAGCTAAAGAGGATATAATGGGGTTAATTAAACGAGCAGGCGATTTAGTCTATACATTCCGATTTCTTACCTTACTTGTCACCCCATTTGACAAGACCAAAGCCTATGAAACTGGTATTATTGATGCTAACGGTAAACGTATTAAATCCGTTAGTAAGGACAGCGAAGCGTATAGGGAATACTACACCCCGTTTCACAGACTTGTGTTCAATATAAAGCGACTAATGGCAAAAGCACCCGGTGGTAGTAGCAGACTGGCTTCTTACGCTGCAGCATTATTTCTAATTAAAGAAAACTACTCTGTATCAGAAAAAAAGATTCTTAAGTCACTGAGCGAAGCTGGTATCGATCCAACGGATCTACTCGCAGAAGAAAGCAACTGGTTCGTGCTAGAAAGTGGTCAGCTTAGTCCTGGCGTATATAAGCTACGTCATGAAAAAGAAGCACATACGGTAGATCTTACATTCTTACCAAACGAAAAAGTCTTAGTTGGCGAAGAGTGTATGCCTATTGGTGAGATGTTTGGTATAAATATTTACGAAGCAACACACATGAGATCTCGGCAGAAGGTCTATGTAACATCACTGGAGTTGATTAGATGACACCCGAATGTAAAGATTGTGTAGAATGGGGATCAGAATTCTGTAAGGACTGCCTCATAGAAGCAGTAAACGCACCTAAATGGAAAAGAGCCGGACCAAATGGTGAATTAGAAATTAAATTTCCGACCGGCCGTAGATTCAAAGTCGAAAAGCAGCTTGACCATAACGAGCGTCATAAAGGTGAATGGATGGTTAAAGAATGGGTAAAGGGCGATTGGGAATGGGTTGAGACTTACAGTCCAAAATGGTATGCCAAGGAGAATGTGATGAGAATGGGACAATATGATAAAAGAGGTAAAAAGGTGGCTGATTATTCTTCAACATTCCAATCTGAATCTGTGATGCATGAAGAAGCTGAAGGCGCGCCCGCGGTAAACACTACCTCTATCCCGAATCCTGCAAAGACAGCTATGGGACCACGCTTTAAAGCACAGAATGTTACAGACCGTCGCCGACGTAAAGATAAGCATCCTGTTGTACTAAAACGATTCAGAAAGTATATGGAAGACAATTGAAACTTTATTTTAATGGATGTTCACATACCGTAGGGTGTGTAGTGATTTACATAATATAGAGCAAACTTATCCTTATAAGCTATCTAGTAAATTAAATGCAGATTTTAATAATTCGGCTTTCCCAAGATCTTCTAATGATAGGATAGCTCGGACTACCGTAGAAGATATTTCCTCTATGGATTATAAACCAGATGTAGCAATTATTCAATGGAGCTACTATGATAGATTTGAGACACCCTTACTTATAAAAGATCCTGTTGGTACGACATCAAACTGGGAAAAACATAGACTAAGAGAACTTGAATGGAAACAGTATTCCCCGTATGGTCAAACGTCTATGGGCGAGGAAAATGAAATACTTTATGAGTTCCTGGATAAGAATAAAATAAATGCAATTAATTCTTTTTTATATAAAGTTATATTACTCGATACGTTTTTATCCTTTAACGATATAAGACCTGTGCATATGTTTTTTCCTAGTAGTAGAATAATTAAAAATAATCCAATTATTCAATCTCTACTAGCACAATGCAATACCAAAAACTTTTTCAACAGTCCATTTATTGGCATGGAGAATTGCCTGGATGAGCATGAATTTTCTCGTGGGAAAGATCAACATTTCTTAGAAGATGCACATTCATTTTTGGCAGAGTCCCTAGAAAATTTTATATTAAATAACGTTCCACTACAGTTTAATAAGAAAAATATTATAGATAAGAAGGAACAAGTTTATATCTATCCGGGATGAATCATGACTAAAATCTATATCGCACTCTTTATCCTTGCTATGGTAGGATCCGTTTCAGGCGGTATATACTTCTACTACACATCTACCCAAGCAACGATTGCTACTCTGAGAGAGAACAATGCAAAGCTAGAGGTAGCACTAGAAACTGCCACAGCAAGCCTTGAAACAATGAAGGCAACTGTTGAAAAGACGAATAAACTTAATAAGAAGCTTCAGAGTGATCTACAAGCTGCTGAAGCATACACTGACGAATTAAGATCCAAGTTTTCTCGACTGAACCTTGTACAGGATGCTCTGAGAGACTCTTATAAGCTGGAAGGAAAGATGAATGGTGCAACTGCAAAACTATGGCGGAACTTTATGGAAGCCACTGGTAATTCTGACATTAGGCCTCTCCCTGAGTGGTTGCGGAATGGCGATGAAACCGGAAACGGAAGTGAAAGTGGTAACGAAGGTGGAACAAGCGTCGATCCCGACAGTAGCACGACCGAAACCAATTCAGCTGAATGACACTCGTGTTTGGGTAGTCACAGAAGAAAACTTAGAAGCATTCATTGAAGACTTTAAAAAGACGTATGGCGAGGTAGCATACGTTGCACTATCGATGCGGGACTATGAAAACCTTTCATTAAATATCGCTGACCTTCAGCGATACATTGATCAGCAAAAAGAAATCATAGTCTATTATGAAAAGGCCGTGACACCAGAGCCTGAAGAAAAATAGCACATATAGTAAAAAAATATTTCAAACATACGAAATATAGTGTTTACAAGCTTCTGCTAATCATATATAATACTACCAATTAAGATAATCAACTAACCTATAAAACAGAAAGCCTGATCATTCGGGTCAATAGGCTTGTGCTGTACGCATTGTGGAGAGATATATGCTATTCGAAGAACAAATTTCACGTAAGCCAGACCTTTACCCCTGGACAAAAGAATTCATTGATGCCATATGGAGTGGCTTTTGGACACCTGATGAGTTTAATTTTACTTCGGATTATTCCCAGTTTAAAAGTGAAATGACACCTCAGGAACGTGAGGTGCTTGTTCGAGCTCTTTCTGCTATTGGTCAGATCGAGGTTGCTGTTAAGACCTTCTGGGCAAACTTAGGCGACAACCTACCACATCCATCTATTCGTGATCTGGGATACGCTATGGGTAACTCGGAAGTTATTCATAATATGGCATATGAAAAACTTCTTGATGTTTTAGGTCTTACTGATATTTTCGAGCGCAACCTTGAAAATCCTATTATTGCCGGTCGTGTAGATTACCTTCGTAGATATAGCAAAGGTGTATATAAAGACGAACGGAAACAATACATCTATGCAATTACCCTTTTCACTTTGTTTGTAGAAAACGTTTCGCTATTCAGCCAGTTCTATATTATCCTCCACATGAATAAAAACAAAGCAATTCTAAAAGATACAGCACAACAAGTTAAATACACTCGCAATGAAGAAATGCTACACGCACAGTGTGGTATTAAGCTCATTAACACAATGCGTGAAGAATATCCTGAATTGTTTGATGCAGAGCTTGAAGCACGTATCGCAGAAGAAATTGAAGCAGCCATTGGTTACGAATCAGAAGTAATTAAATGGATTATGGGTGATTATGAAGAACTTGGTCTTTCTAGTGGGCTTCTCATTGAATTCATTAAAAAAAGAATGGTAGATAGTCTTGAACAAATCGGATTCGATCACGATATCACTTATGACAAAGAACAGATTAAACTTACAAAATGGTTTGACGAAGGTCTATACGGTTCAAACATGGTAGACTTTTTCCATGGCCGGCCAGTTGATTACGCTCGTGGCCAGGGTGTATCAGCAGACGATTTATTTTAATAGGAGTATATAATGGCATTTGAATGGCTAAACGAGGACTCACGCACCTTTCTATCGCGTGGCTATCTGAAGGATGGCGTATCAGCAGAAGATCGTATTGAGGAAATTGCTCAAGCTGCTGAAAAGATTTTAAATAAACCCGGGTTTGCTAGGAAGTTCAGCAAGTATATGCTTGCTGGATACTACAGTTTGTCGTCACCAGTATGGTCAAACTTCGGTACAGATCGAGGACTTCCTATTTCCTGTAATGGAGTAAAGGTCGAAGATTCTATCGAAGAAATTCTGCAAAAAATGGCAGAGGTAGGCGTACAAACAAAACTCGGTGCGGGCACTTCCGGTTACTTCGGAGAACTTCGCCCGCGCGGGACAACTATTCGTGGCGGAGGGAAGGCTGATGGCCCTGTTCATTATATGCGGCTATATGATACTGGCACTGACGTTATTTCTCAAGGTACAACTCGCCGCGGGGCTTTTGCTGGTTATCTTAACATTGATCACCCTGATATCCTCGAATTCCTAGAAATCCGTGAACCTGGTGCAACTATCCAAAACATCTCGATCGGTGTAACTATCAGCGATGAATGGATGGAGGATATGATTACCGGTGATAAACCTAAGCGTGAAATATGGGCAAAGGTTCTCCGTAAGCGTAAAGAAACTGGTTACCCATATTTGTTCTTTAGTGATACAGTTAACAATAACAAACCAAAAGTGCTCAAGGATCACAACTATCCTATCTGGGCATCAAATCTTTGTTCTGAGATTGCACTACCATCTAGCAAAGATTGGACATTTGTTTGTAACCTATCATCTATGAACCTTGTGACATGGGACGAATGGAAAGACACAGACGCAGTTGAAACTATGACTTACTTCCTTGATGCTGTCATGGAAGAGTATATTAAGAAGACCAAAGGTGTACGGTTCATGGAAACTGCACACAACTTTGCTAAACACTGGCGTGCTCTTGGTATTGGTCAACTCGGTTGGCATTCGTTGCTTCACTCTAAGATGATGCCGTTTGAGTCATTCGATGCGCTTGAACTTGCTGAAGAGATCAGTGAATTTATCGATCAGCGATCACTTGCCGCATCGAAAGAAATGGCTGATATCTACGGCGAGCCAGAGGGTATGAAAGGCTACGGAGAACGTAATCTTACACGTTGTGCCATTGCACCTACTACATCTTCTAGCTTTATCCTTGGTCAAGTATCACCATCGATTGAACCCCTAGCATCTAACTACTTTGTAAAAGATCTTGCAAAAGGCGTGTTCACATATAAAAACCCATGGCTTACAGAAGTACTAGAAGCACACGGTAAGAATGACGATAGTACGTGGGATGATATTCTTATCCACAAAGGATCGGTACAACATCTCGACTTCTTGACTGAGAATGAACGCAATGTGTTCAAGACATTCTCTGAAATTTCCCCGCTTAATGTTGTACAACAAGCAGCTGCTCGACAGGCATATATAGATCAAAGCCAGAGCTTAAACTTAATGATTCCACATGAAGCTCCGGTAAAAGATATTAATGCTTTAATTATCGAAGGATGGAGACTAGGCGTGAAAACATTCTATTATCAACGATCATCAAACCCTGCACAAGAATTTGTACGTGATATCATGACTTGCGTATCTTGTGAGGCATAATGAGAATAGCAGAGTATAGCTGCGAATGTGAATACTGCGGCTCGGAAACCCGAGTCGTGGTGTTTAACGAAAGAGAAGAACCACTGTTCTGTAGTATGTGCGGTCAGGAATCCGGTCATGCATTTTTAGATGGTGAGGAAGATAGCGATGACTAGATATAAAAAACTTCCTAACTTTCCTCAGAGAGTAACGGATTTGTTGTTACAGAAATACGATGAAGAGATCGGAGATGACCGTGTCGCAACTTGCGATAATCAAATTTCGTCTATACAACCCCACCTTAAAATGGTGGGGTTTAATATAGACCTAGGTCTTCCTGAATTCGATCCATTTGTTATATTCTTAATATCAGATCCTAATAGCGGTATGGGAATACCTCATACAGATAAATCTAGAGACTTTTGTTTAAATATTCCTATTAGGGTCAACGTAAATAAAGGTGATTACGTCGCGGGAAAATTTGAATCCTTATCGGACTACCCAGAACCTGAAGCATTTACACTCGAAGGTAAAACAGGATTAAGGTTTGATTATGATGAAAATTATTTCGAGAATATTAAGATGGATAACCCCATCTTTATTAACACAGGACTTCCCCATTCTTGGATCAACGACGATGATGAGTATAGAGTTCTAGCTAGTTTATACTTTAAAACTAGAGACGTAGAAGAAGCAGCTCAGATTGTAGAAAAGTGGACCTAATAACGTCTATAGATATTAACGTAAAGCAACATTACGTGTAATTGAAGAGACGTTAAACTATGTGGTACTATAAAGGTGAGGCTTACGAGCCGACTGAAGAAGAACTAAAAGAGTGGGTAGGGTTCGTATATGTTATTACGGATAAGTCCAATAACAAAATGTATGTCGGCAAGAAGCAATTCTGGTCGAAAAAGACCTTACCCCCACTTAAAGGCAAAACCCGAAAACGAAGATCGATTGTCGAGTCCGACTGGAAGAAGTACTATGGATCCAGCGACCTCGTCAAGCAACTGCTCCTCGAACATGGAGAGCAGAACTTTCATCGTGAGATATTATATTTCGGCAGATCGAAAGGTGAGCTTGGTTACCTCGAAGCCAAAGAGCAGTTCGATCGACATGTGCTGTTAGATGATCGATATTATAATGGAATAGTTAACTGTAGAATCCATAGAAGTCATGTTAAGGGTTTACATTACCTGCTAGATGATGTATAATGGTTTCAAATTAACAGGAGTACACTATGATTTTACTGGACTTTAGCGGCATTTCCATTGCACCTATTGTAATGGGTCAAGCTAAATATGATGATGAAAACCTTATTCGTCACATGATTCTAAACTCTGTACGCATGTACCGCCAGAAGTTCAAAGACTATGGTGAAATGGTTATCGTAGCAGATGCCGGTGGTAACTGGCGCAAAGACGTTTACCCTGAGTACAAAGGTAAACGTAAGTCCAATCGTGAAGAGTCTAAGATCGATTGGGATCGTGCATTCAAGAACATCAACATGGTACTTGAAGAGATCAAAGAGAATATGCCATGGAAGGTTATTCACCAGTGGGGATGTGAAGCAGATGATGCTATTGCAGAAATCACCAAGTGGACACAAGAGTTTGGTAACTATGAAAAGGTAATGATTGTGTCTGCGGATCACGACTTTAAGCAATTGCAGAAGTTCGACAACGTGGAACAGTTCTCACCTGTTACTAAAAAGCTGGTTAAAGAAGATAACCCACGTCTCTATCAGATGGAACACATTCTAAAAGGTTGTTCTGGTGATGGTGTACCTAACGTACTATCTGATGATGATACTTTTCTTGTAGAGGGTAAGCGTCAGAACGTACTATCTAAGAAGAAGAAAGAAGCACTATTAGAAGATCCACGTGCACTTGGTGAACAGGTGTATCGTAACTATCTTCGTAATAAAAAGATGATTGTGCTCACAGAAGAGTCAGAATGCCCTGATTCTGTAAAACAAGAAATTATAAATAAATTCGAACAACAAGAAGTTCCTGCACGTAATAAGGTGCTCCCATATCTTATCTCGAAGCAGGCTCGCTTGTTGGTTGAAGTAGTAGAGGAATTCTTTTAATATGGCTAGAACATTGGATGTTTATGAGGTCTTTGAACTATTTGAGAAAGCAAAGACTCGTAAAGAGAAAATTGATGTACTGAAGCAGCATGAATCATGGGCACTGAAAGATGTAATCAAAGGTGCGCTTGATCCAAAAATCGAGTGGTTACTCCCAAAGGGTGAAGTACCTTACACGGCGTGTGAGGAGCACAGCACTCCCTCGTCACTTCTCAGAAAGAATAAAGATTTTCGTTACGTTGTAAAAGGCGGTGCAGGAATGCAAATGCCGTCAATTAAACGCGAAAAGATTTTCCTTGGGATTGTAGAGTCAATCCATCCTAAGGATGCAGAACTGGTATGCGCTATGATTAACAAGAAGCTGCCAGTAAAAGGACTTACCGTTAAAATAGCACAGGAGGCATTTCCCGAACTTTTATGACGATACCCAACCCTAACAATAATAAACAATAACTAATAAAAGGTGCACGTCCTTGGACGATGCACCTTTTTCTTTGGGAGAACAGATATATGGTTTCAGCAACTATCGACCGCTTAAAAAAAGACTCACGTAACCTAGAATGGGCAGCGACACGATATAGAAAACAAGGTAAAACAGATCGATTACGAAAGGTGCTAATGAAAAAAGCATACCTCGACGATCATATAGCTGAAATCGAAGAAACAATTATAGGAAAGGCAGCTTAAGGGGTTTACAATCCTGTCCCGTCCTGGTATAATATTATTGTCAATACTAGGACGGGATAATATACTATGTCGGATATAGATGTAGATCCAGTTAAATTCTAGAACATGTATGATGTTATAAAAGATCAGTTAGATAAAATAGGATCAGATAAAGATCCTTATGAAGAAACAGTAAGATTTTTCAAACGGAAACAAGAAGGTACTTCTTCATCGTAGGCCATGGAATATTTTGTTTTTTTGCAAATGAAGCTTTAGATCCGTTATATTGTAACCAAAGATTTTGATAATGTTTAGCCTTTTCTAGCATGTCTTTTGTTCTTTGTTCTTGATACCATCTTTGGGATTCTACTAATTTTGTCTGATGATCATTCGATCTCATAAAAGTTTTCCCTTTGTTACCTCTTGCATTGGTATTCCCCGTATAAGGGCTAGATATTCCTTTTTTGGATTCACTTATTTTTTTCTTAGTCTCTTCTGATCTAGGTATTCCCTTTAACGCATGACTTCTAGCTTTTTTACTTAATTCATATAGTTTGCCGGTCTGCTTACGATTTTGGTGTTGATTTGAAACCCCCATCATAGCAAAAGCATGCTTAAGCTTTCTGTTATCCGGATAGATTTTAACCAAAAGATAATGTGCTATAAAATGTGCTTTAGGGGGAAGATTTACTAAATTATCGCTATTGTCTTTACCGCCCATACATTTAGGAATTATATGATGTGATTCCGTAAACCCTCCTGTAGGGTTCAGTTTATAATGTGATATAAGTTTGCGGTATCTATCTAAATATTTGCACATAGGGGATTTACTTTCTTTTGATTATATAATAGTATATATGCAAATCTGGATCTTTATGGAGCACAAAGATGAATATTTTTATATTAGATTCTGATCCTGTGAAAGCAGCACAACTACAATGCGACAAGCACGTAGTCAAAATGGTGCTAGAATCAGCACAGATGCTATCGACTGCACATCGTGTACTAGATGGTAAGCTTACTAAGATTCCTTCTAAGTCTGGTAAGACTATGGTTAAGCATTGGGAATTGGATCATCACGACGATGTTATCTATAAGGCTGTACACGTTGGCCATCCGTGCACTGTATGGACTATGGAATCCAATAACAACTACAACTGGCATTACATACACTTTGCAGCTCTTGCAGAAGAGTTTGAGTATCGTTATGGTAAACAGCATAAATCGTGGGTAGATCTTAAAGATATTCTTAAGACACCACCGCGTAATATTCCAGTACATTACCTTACGCCATTCAAACTTGCTATGGGTGCAGCACCAGAGTGCATCAATCCACACGATCCTGTTGGTTCGTATCGTGCATTCTATCAGACCAAGCAAGATCGCTTTGCTATGGATTGGACTAAGCGGGATATTCCAGAATGGTTTGAAAAAAAGTGTGCATAGGGGGTTTACATTTGATTTGAAATAGCTTATATTAGTTATATCAACAAGGAGATACCCGATGGCTTATACCTTCTCAGAAGAACTTTTCTCGGATCTGCACAAAGACGCTTATGGCTTTCGTCCCCGTGCGCATGAATTCTATGATGCCACTCCTGATCGCAAACAGGAAATTTGGGATTACGTTTGCCATTCGCTGGAAGTTAATATGGCTGCTCAGGAAAAAGCAGAAGCAGAAGCTCTTAACGAGTTCCGTGCAGAGGTTCGTCAGGTTATGGATCTGGTCTCGTGCAAATGGTACGATGCAGTTCGTCACCTGATGGTTGCAGAAGGCCATGAGGTTGGTTACAATACTTACGAACAAGACTTCGATTACTTCCTTTGGGACCGTGGTCTTGGCTACACCGACCGTCAAAAAATCTACAAACTCTATAAGGAGGCAGCATAATGTGGGCCGTTGAAGCAAAGAACTTTGGTGAGAATGTTGACTACTTTTACCTTTCCGGTCTGAGTGAAGCAGAGTCTAAGAAAATGCACAAAGACTTTGCTAACTCCGGTGAATGGGCAATGGTTCGTTCTTGGGATAAGCAAGCAGAGTGGGAACAGGAAAAAGCTAACGAGCGGATCCGTAACTGGAAAAAAGATGCTGATTGATATCAGAGGCTATCCTCTTTCGAATGTACAAAAACAAATGATCCGCAGTGCTGCTAGTCACGCTGTGGATTGTTTGGTATCGAAGCGTATGAAGAACACGCTTGAGATCTGTATAACGATTGAAAAAGATCTCTACAAAGAAACCAAAGTTTGGGGTGATATGTGCGTCGATGATGATTCGCGCTCGCCTAAACTTTTTGATATACGATTGAACTATTCTGGTGTACAATCGTTTGGTCAACTAATAAAGGTATTATGTCATGAACTCATACATGTTGCTCAGTTTGCTACTCGTAGGCTCTATCATCTATCTGGTCCACTTCGAATCGGATTTGGGAGGGATCATTACACTTCCAGCGACGTCGACTACGATGACAGACCCTGGGAGTTAGAAGCACATGCGCTCGAAGACGAAATCTACGCCTACGTCAGAGAAAAAGACCCGGCGATCGAGAAGTACATCCAAGCCAAAGCGTGCGACAGCTGGCGACCAGCAGATGCTTTTCTCGCAAGCGACCTTTAAAGTTCTTGAAGAAATACAATTTGGGGATAAAGGTACACACCTTCGCTTAACTGAATCTGAGTCAGGTAAACGATATATACAATGTTGGTCCGGTTTATCTAAGCAATGGAACAACATGCATATGTACAATGTAAATGAAGAATGGCTTAAATGGAAAGCGACACATGCCCGTATACACGATAGAAGATCTAAAAACGAAGCAGAGACACGACGTGACGTGCAGCTGGGACGAACTACAGACAATGCTAAGCGAACAACCAAACGTAAAGCACGTACTGTCAGCTCCAAAGATAGTAAGCAGCCGAATGGGAAACAACGATCTAAAAGTACCAGACGGGTTCAAGGATCTGCTAAAAAACAAAGTTAAAAAAGGCTCAGGAAAGGGCAATACCGTTAATGTCTAGATCATATTCATCGAATGCTATTCGAGTCGAGCATCTTAAACCATTCGAAGCATTAACCCCTAATCAAGGTAAAGCATACGAAGACTGGAAGGATGAACGTAATCATCTTGTACTTTCTGGATCTGCTGGTACCGGTAAAACTTATATGGGTATTCGCTTTGCTATGGAAGCGGTGCTCGATAAAGAAAGTCCCTATGAACAACTGGTGATCGTTCGCTCGATCGTGCCCTCGCGCGACATTGGCTTTCTTCCCGGTATGGAAGAAAAGCTGGATCCATATAAGAAGCCTTATCAGCAGCTTATGACCGAGATCTTTAATAACAAAGAAGCGTGGGGTAAACTGGAACAAGCTGGACGCGTGACATTTGAACCTACATCGTTCCTTCGTGGTACATCCTATCACAATGCTATTATCCTAGTAGATGAGATGCAGAACTTAAACTTCCACGAGCTTGATACTGTTGCTACACGTGTAGGTAATAACTGTCGTATGATTATGTCCGGAGACTACTACCAGTCAGACTTCGATGATGCCGACGAGAAAAATGGTATTCTTCAGTTCATGCGTATTGTGGAAGACATGGCACGATTTGAGATTACAGAGTTTACTTGGAAAGATATTGTACGTTCAGGATTTGTACGAGACTATATTATGACAAAAGAAATGTTGGGGATCAAGTGAAAAAGCTAGATCTCCAAAAGGTAGAACTACTTCTTAAAGCTCTACGTAACAATCCTCAAATTAGGTTTAAACCTTACGGCGGTGCTGCGAGTATCGGTGTACCTAAGGGCGAAATGGGGTTACCTGTATGGAAAGAAGTATTAGGTGAGGATTTAATAAAATATCTGGAGGATAACACTTATCCGTATGGAGATCCTATACACACTATTCGTGGAAACATTTATAGTAAAGGTAACTTTTTTAATCTTCATATAGATAATGTTTTACAATCGAAAGAAGAATTTTTTAATGGTGAGAGTAAATTCTCACTTCATGTAACTACCATAACACTGGATAAAACCGATGACCTGGAAGGTGGCGAGGTAGTTATAGGAGATTGTTGGGAACTCTGGGATTATTTTGGGGTAAAAGCCAATATGAATCGTAAACCCCTTGAAGTAATAAACCCAGATATAGGCGACTGTATTTACTGGGATGGAGATACCCTACATGGTGTTACAGAAATTAAAAAAGGAAGCAGAACTAGCTTAGCGGTAATAAAAAATGGCTAAATATTCACGATACGACCCACGCAATAAAAAGAATGGACGCAACAAGTTTCGTTCACTTGGTAAGGATGTTAGAATTCGCGATGCAGATGATACGAAACAAATTCACAAATATAAAGGCACACAGCTTGAGTGGGTTATTGTGGATGAAGTGGCTAAAGATACGGACGAGCCAGTATCTTCTTAGGGTAGGTATTGCCCTATCCGTCTTGGTTAACGTAATTCTTGGCGGATCGGCTAACCAGACCTTTTCCGCTAGGAATTACGGATGGAAAAGATCTGGCAGATGGAACATCTGTTGGCTTATAGATTTCATTATTCGTCGTGACGTAGACCATTGTCTTCATAGCTGGTTATACTGGTACACCGGAAAAAATATCCGAAAATCAGGAAAAAGATATTTACAACAATATGAAAATGAGGTACAATCATTAGTATATAAAGGAGAATATGATGAGAATTTTGACTGATGTTGATGGAGTACTTCTGAACTGGGAATATGCTTTTAACGTATGGATGAAAAGCCACGGCTATGAAGAAGATCTTTCTTTGGTCTCGAGTGAATATGACATGGGTACTCGCTATGGAATTTCAGACAAAAAGAAACGTAAGCTAATTAAAATGTTTAATGAGTCTGCAGCAATTGGATTCCTTCCTCCTTTGCGTGATGCTATTCATTATGTTCGCAAGCTACACGAAGAGCATGGCTATGTATTTCACGTGATTACTTCTCTTTCACTTGATCGTAATGCACAGATGCTTCGTGAACAAAACCTCAAGAAACTGTTCGGTGAAACGGTATTTGAAAAGTTTGTTTATTGCGACACCGGAGCAGATAAAGATGAAGCTCTTGAGCCATACATTAATTCGTTTGATGTATGGATTGAAGACAAGATCGAGAATGCAGAACTTGGAGTTGACTATAATCTAGACTCTATTCTTATTGAACACGGGCATAATATGCACTATGACGGAGTCCCCCTTATGAAAAACTGGAAAGAGGTCTATGAATATGTTATTGGATAAATTTAAAAAGGTATTTGATAATCGACTAGCTGAAATTGACTATGATGCTACTTCAGAAATTCAAGCAATCAACGATTTCTTTGATAAAGAAATAGACAACGATCAATATAAAAATGTCACTGGTGGACAAACCACTTATCATATTGATTACGGTAATATTTCCGAAATGAAGCATTGGATTGAGCTGACTAATATATTCGAGCAGCTGATGAAGAATATGGGCTCTAGTTTGGACTTTAACGAATTCAAACATACATTGAAATATACTTTTATTCGCATGCCTCCTCACGGTGTATTGCCACCGCATACTGCGTCGTTTATCCGTGCTATGTCGAGTGTAAACGTTCCTCTTCGAGGAAAAACGATAATCGACCTATATGAGGATAGCACGGAAGACCCACATGTAGCAGGAGATTATATCGATAATCACCATTACACCTCTCCTATTCTCCTTAATGTTCATGAATTCCACGGCGTAGTAAATAATTCTGATGAAGAACGAATGATCTTAAAAGTCCATATCCCCATCATCCGTTGGAAAGACGTTTTAGATAGTTTTTCTAAAGAGGTAAAAGTATTTGATTTTGACGTACCGTGGAGCAATGAACGGGGAACTTGGCAAAGAATTTAATGAAAAGGTATAAAGCATGAGCGTATTTGAAATTCTAAATCTTCGTAGTCAATGGGAAGAACTGGCACGGAATCTAAATACTGATATAGATAGTTCTATCTCAGGCCTTAAATCCTTTATTGAACATAGTTATAAGAGTAACCGATTTAAAGAAGGCTGGGCCGAAGCTATGGAAATTGCTGAACGAATTGTAGAAAACTCAAAATGAAAAAACTAGTCTATCAAGTATATCTTGGAAAGAAATCTAAGCTATACGATCACTGCACGGCAAGTGTAAAGGCCTATGCAAAACGTATTGGTGCGGAGTACGTTGTTCAGCGTACTCCTATTCTTATGATTAAGCCTGATGTATTCATGACAAACAGGAGCAAAGAAAGCTATGAGAAACACGGCGGTTTCTTACCGATCTACGAAAAGGAGAATGCGTTCGCCTATCTTAGAGAGTACGACCAAGTGGCGATTATCGATGCTGACTGTTATATTAGGGATGACGCTCCATCTATCTTTGATGAGCTACCTTCTGATTATAGCTTTGGTGGGGTTCTAGAAAGATCTATGCCGATCACGCCGCAGTATAAGGCAAAGATTATAAACTACTCTCGTATGCAGTACGGCATGGCACCGCTAAACAAACTCTTTGATTGGAATGATGCAGGTGCAGACTTCTACAATATGGGTATTATGGTTTTAAACAAATCGTTTAATCAATACCTGAATGGTGAAACTCCATTACAGTTTCTTCGGCGCCCAGAGTTTAAACCATTCATTGATGGTATGGGTGCATGGAAGTGGAGTACCGATCAAACACTCCTAAACGTGTTCGTAAAAGAATCTAAGATGAAAGTCAAAAACCTTGACTGGAAATTTAATGCCTTATATAAAGGCGTACGGGACGATCATATTAAACAGGCACATTTCATTCATTTCTTTTTAAAAGATAAACTCCCCGGCAAAGGTGAAAACGTACAAGAGTTAATGATGGATGTCTAGACCCCCTCTTTTCATACATATACCTAAAACAGCAGGAGGAGCAATTGTCCAGTCTAATTCGGCGCTGCCTGTTAGTGTTAGATATATTAACAATAAGATGAAATCAATCGAAGAGATGGATCCGAATTATGTTATGGAAATCCGGCCTATACCGCCATTCTTTAAACACTTACCTTATTCTTATTTAGATAGATCGGTACTAGGCAGATTTGATTCGGTGTTTACTGTAGTAAGAAACCCATGGTCCCGGGCGGTTTCTTTATATAATTATGCAGACAGGATCCGGGCGCTGATAAATGATAAATGGTACAATCAAAGTAAGATTTCGTTCGAAGAATTTTTAGATCGCAGATTAAAATTTAAAATGACCCCGGGATTCTATCGGGCCTTTCCCTACGATCAATGGGCTTGTCAATCAGACTGGGTAGTAGACGGAAAAAATTATGCATACAAAGCGGACGTCCTGAGATATGAAAACTTACAAGAAGATCTTACTAACTATCTAGGAAAAAAGGTACAAATACCTGTAGTAAATAAGGGGATTTACGAAGACGACTATAGATCTTACTATAATGAAAAAACTGCAAATATTATTGCTGACTGGTTCAAAACTGATATCGCCCGTTGGGGTTTTACTTTTGAGGGGCCTGCAACTAAAAATTATTGGACACCATGAATAATATTATACTACAACATTGGGACGGAGACCTAGATGAACTTGCCCGCCTTTCCGTTTCTAATATAAAAAATTATGCACACTCACTTGGGGCTGATCATCGCTTAATTCGGGGTCAGCCTTTTCAGCAAGGTCTTACGAGCCCATGCCAAAAACTTATTATGCTAGATCCTCAGTTCGACGAATATGATACCGTTGTTATGATGGATCCGGATATGTTTGTACGGAAGAATATCGACAAGGATATCTTTCGCGATGAGACGGGGGTAGGGCGACATTATAATATCCAAGAAACTCTAGTGCGTAATCTAACGCGAAGATTCCCCCTGCTTGGCGATCCAAACTATGCTTACTGGGGTGGATCAATTTATCGATTAGACCGTACAATGAGGGTTAAACTCCGTGAGCAAATACGGTGTAATGAGGTAATTCAATTCAGTGGTAACTATGAGGATGAAGGCATCATGCATCGTCTTGCAGTTCTTGCTGGTATTAAGAACCATAAAGCGAATTATTTAACCCGTGATATGTGGAACAAGAGCAGCTTCGAAGAAAACGTAGAAGACTCATACATAGTGCATATACGTACAAAGATTAAACAAGGCGGACCAAAGCAAGCCAAGATCGAAAACTATAAGGCTTTGGTTGAAAGAGGACTAATATGAAAAAGGTATTCATTACTGGTATTGCAGGATTCATTGGATTCCATACAGCACTTAAGTATAGAGAAAATGGCTGGGAAGTACAGGGGGTTGATAATTTTAATTCCTACTATGACCCATCTCTAAAAGAGTCTAGGAAAGAGATTCTTTGGAAAAACGATATTAATGTTATTAACATGGATATTCGCTCTAAGGATCTTACTGCCTATATGCTAGAGGTGCAACCGGATCTAGTTATTCATCTTGCAGCAAGTGCGGGTGTGCGTGTATCACTTGAAGAACCATTACAGTATATCGACAACAATATTCACGGTACACAATGTGTAATTAACTCGTGCGAGACAGCCGGTGTAGACAATGTAATCTACGCATCCACATCTTGCACCATGGAAGGCAATCCTTTACCTTGGAACGAGTCTGATAAAGTAGGTGCACAGCTAAGTCCGTATGGATACACCAAACTGACTAACGAACATCAGTTCCATGTGTCAAAGATTAAGAATGCGGTTTGCCTCCGTTTCTTTACTGTGTACGGTCCATACGGTCGACCAGACATGGCACTGTTTACGTTCACCAAAAACATTCTTGAGGATAAGCCGATTATCGTTTATAATAACGGTGATATGAAGCGGGACTTTACTTACGTAGATGATATTGTTCAAGGCATTTGGTTGGTGTCACAGAACATGACCCCGCGTGACACATACTGTATTGGTAACGGTAAACAAGTAAATCTCATGGACTTTATCCACGAGATTGAAAAGAACGTGGGCAATGGTCAAGCTACCTACGACTTCCAGCCGGCGCATCCAGCTGATGCAAAAGAAACCTGGAGCGATACTACCAAGATCCAGAAACTTGGTTATGCATCCACCACCGACGTTTCTGATGGTGTACGTAACTTTGTAGAGTGGTATAAAGAGTACTATGATATTTAACAAGAATGGCATAGCGTATCCTGACTATCAGAATCAGGCTGGAAAGATGTTTCTCCAGCCTGACAAACATGATATTACACAATGGGAATATTGTAAAAATCTATTCAAACAAACGAGAGTCTGCTTAGACTTTGGCGGTCACGTTGGTACTACTGCACTTCGATTCTCACAGTTATTTGAGCATGTCATATCATTTGAACCGATTCCAGATCTATTCGAATGTTTAGAATATAACACCAAAGACATAGACAACATCGAGATCTTTAACTTTGCCGTTGGTAACGAACATAAAAAAGTTACGATCTACATTAATCCACAAAACAGTGGTGCAAACGTGGTTCAGTCAGAGGCTACCCAGCATATTATTGACACCCGCTGGAACAATGAAAAGAGAACTAATTTCGTAGAACAAGAACCAATCGAGGTTCAGTGTGTTACTATCGACGAGTTCTCGCTACCAGTAGTTGATTTTATTAAGATAGATACCGAAGGTTATAACATGGAACCGCTGCTTGGTATGCAGCAGACCCTTAAAAGATGTTCTCCTGTTATACAGTTAGAAAGAGGCGTACCGCATAGCGAAGAACCTCAAAAATTCTTAGAGGATCTTGGTTATAAACTAGTCAAGACTATTGTCGTTGACGATATATTTGTGAGAGAAGAATGAAGACAGCAATCTATCAATATTGGGATGGTAATGTTCGCGCGAGCGTGCACGCCGGCGTCAACAACATGAAAGCCTATGCTGATCGTATCGGTGCAGACTATTTGTTCGAAGATAATCCAAATTGGTTACGAACTGCGAAGAAAATGGACTTCGGTAAATACTCGCCACACTACGGGGCGTTTAAGCCACTGTACGATCCGGCGTGGGATCAGTATGACAAGATTCTATTTGCAGACACAGATGTGTTTGCAGTTGATGGACTAGAAGAAAATATCTTTGATGCTTTCCACGGAGAGATCGGTATCTGTGAAGAGCCATTCCAGCCTAAGCAACGTACAATCACGCTAGGACGCATCACATCAGAAGCAGATAACCTATGGGCAAAGACCGTTGAGCGCGCCTACGGTGTGCCTATGCCACGTACAGAGGATGGTTTGGTCCGGGTCTATAATACTGGGATGGTACTATACTCTGCTGCTGGACGCAAGAAAGCACAAAAGGATTTTGTTCAATTTGACAGTTACGTAAAGCTTATACGTGCAGCTGGATTAGATAGCTTCTATACGTGTGATCAGCCTTATTTGCATGCAATGATGTTTGCTAAGGGATTCGATGTACAGATTATGGATGCTGGTTGGAATACCTATATCCATGGCACAAAAGATAAGATTAATCCCGTACGTCGTATTGTAGATTGGCGTGATGAGAACACTAAGTTGGTGCACTGTCAGTTCCCTGGTGCAGATGATATGGGTGAAGAACAGCTACTCAAAGTAGTAAACCTACCACGTGAGGACTGGGGTTATGACATTTAAGGTATTTGGTATTGGACTATCCCGAACAGGAACAACTACTTTAAATAATGTCCTGAACCAATGGGGGTGGAACACCATTCACTACCCTAATGAGCAGCAACTCTGGGATCCAAAAAGTCATGGCGCTACAGATATTCCCGCAGCTTTAAACTTTCGGGAATTAGATTTAAGATTTCCCGGATCGAAGTTTGTGTATACAGTAAGAGATAAGGGACAATGGTTAAATTCTATTGTTCCTTATCTTGAACGTAAAAGACAATGGCAACAATCCCAGGGACAAGTGAACGTTCGCCGGATGTTATACGGGAATCCCTTTCCGAGCCGTGATCAAGCAAGTAAAGCGTGGGATCGACATGATGTAGATGTACGTACCTGGTTTGGTGATCGTATGCTAACTATAGATATTATTGCAGGCGAATCCCCGCAAAAGCTTGCACAATTCTTAGGAGTTAAAACTGATATGAATGAATTTCCCCATTTGAATGAGTTAAAGAAATGAGAGCTTTTGCAATTACAATGTGGGACCATGAAGGTTCTAAGAATGGTTTTAATAAGCTAAAACAGAGCTGGGAATCATCTATGCAATCGTTTCCACTAAAACGATTTGCTGCTATTACATACGATGACAATCTAGACTCTATTATGGATTCATATAAGATCAAATGGAATTATCCGTGGGAAAAAGCAGAGCTTGACTGGGCTTCTGGATTACTTAAAAGCCCGTATCCAACCCGAAATCCAAAAGCTAGAATTGCCTGCGCTCTTAGTCATTACGCTCTTTGGAAAAAATGTTATTATGAAGATGAGCCTATTTTGGTCCTTGAACATGACGCAGTTTTTACTAAGACATTAAATTACCAGTATATTCTTGAATCAAAATATGATATAATTGGTATTAATGATCCAAGAGACGCGACAAGAAAAGCACGTGACTATTTTATTGCAGTTGAAAAAAACAAAGATGTACTTCAAAGACCTCCGGTAATTGATGATCTAAGTATTCCACAAGGTATTGCTGGAAATAGTGCATATATAATGAAACCAAGCGGTGCTAAGAAGATGTTAGATTTGGTTGATGAATATGGTCTATGGCCAAATGACGCTCTTATGTGTCGGCAGCTTGTTCCGACTCTTGGCATTACAAAAGAATATTATACAAAGGTGTTGGGCTTCGGCTCGACAACATCACTATGAAATCATTTGTAATCACAATTATGGAAAATCCCGAGTCCGTAAAAGCTGCAGAACGGTGTATTAAGTCTGCGGCCAAATATGGTATTACGGTAGAAAAGTTCCCAGCTATTACGCCCGACAAAGATCCACTTTGGTATGCTCGAAAAAAGAATATACCGGTAAAGGGATTTGAAGAGACCTACTCCCGATTTGAAAACTGTGTGTCTGCATTCCTTTCCCACTACTCTTTGTGGGAGAAGTGTGTAAAAGATAACACGTCTTATATGATACTAGAACATGACGCATATTTTGTAGATCAAGTCAATGTGTTTATGCAGTACGACAAAGCCATTAATATCGGGCAGCCAAGTTATGGTAAAGCACAGGCTCCTATGAAGCTTGGCGTTAATCCACTAACGTCCAAACAATACTTTCCCGGTGCACATGCTTATATGATTAAACCTGCTGGTGCTAGAGCTTTTATTGAACGGGCTCACGTAGATGCTGGACCGACAGATGTATTTCTACACAAAGGTCGCTTTCCCTGGTTAGAGGAGTATTATCCGTGGCCAGTACAGGCACGAGATACGTTTACAACAATCCAGAAAATAGAAGGGTGCTGGTCGAAGCACAAATTTAATAATGAATATAAAATCCTCTAAACTGTTTATTACAGGCTGTGATGCATCTACAGAATGGATGCTGCCGTGGTTTGTAGAGACGTATCGTAAGCACAATGACACCCCGCTTATGATTATGGACTTTGGTATGGAGACGAGCGCGTACGCGGACATACGCAAGAGCGTGCGCGGGAGTGAACGAGGTTGGTTTAAAAAACCTAAGGCCATGAGAATTGCATCAGCATTTGCAGAACAGGTGTGTTGGTTAGACACCGACTGTGAGGTTCTTGGTGATCTAAGTGGTATTTTCGACTATGTCCATCAACAAAAACTTTCGATGGCCATAGATAAACCTTGGACTTCTCGCCGCGGTACAATGTGGCATAATTCTGGCGTAGTGGCTTATAAAGGTACACCATCAATCTTAACGGATTGGGAAACATCTTGTACAACAGCTCCCATGCAAGGCGATCAAGAAGTCTTACATATAATGATGGATGATTCCCCACTTAAGCGTATGCAGTTTATTGAGGATATTCCTAATCGCTATAATGTGCTTCGTTTACAGCATATAGATAAAACGTTGCCAAAAGATCCATTGGTGTATCATTGGACTGGCAGAGTAGGTAAGGAACATATTAGGAAGTTAATGAATGGGTAGAGTAGTTCATGTAATTGGAAATGGCGACAATGCTGGTATGTACAAGCCAAGCAAGGGGGTTAAGTTAACGTGTAACCTTCCCCCGTTTGCTGTCGAAGGTGCATATGCAACATGCATTGTAGATTTTAAAATGATGCATGCTATGCGTGAAGGTAGTGTATTTCCGCCAGGTCAATGGATCTTAGGATTTAGACCACAAAAATTCTTAGAAAAATATCCTGAATTTAGATTAAAATGGGCTCAGAATATTAAAGAGTTTTATTTAACTCTTCCAGCTTATGCCAATGGATATACTAACTTTAACTGTGGTCATATGTGCACCCATTATGCGGCAAATAAAATTGGTGGATCTGAGATTCACCTCTATGGATTCGATTCTATGTTTGACCCTAATTTGCGTAGCTGTACTGATTTTTATCTTAATTCGGATCGCGGTGATACAAACAATCACCGTCTTATGAATAACTGGAGACCAATTTGGAAAAATCTTTTTGAAGAGTTTTCAGATACCCAATTCATTCTTCACCATAAGCATGGTAATCTTAAATTTCCGAAACCAGATAATGTAGAGATTGTGAATAAATAATGTCAAGAGAAATTGTAAAAACGGAAAAATGGTGGATCCATTACAGCGATGGATCGAAGGCTCTAGATGTAGAGTGTTCCCAGAGCGCATATACTCTGGGGTTCTCTAATCATGAAATTATTGATGCTATGGCGGAGCAACTTAAATCGGTGTCTCGTGTTATTCCATACTGGGATGAAAGCCATCCTGAGATTGAAAAGTTAAGACAATCTGTCTACGGATCAGGCAACGATAACTGGCGAGCTATGAAGTTTATGACTTCAGGAACAAGCGCGGTCGAAGCGGCTATTGCTGCTCATGATGAGTATTGGGCCAAGGAAGATCCGCGAAAGACCAAGATTCTTTCTTATACTCCAGTTTGGCATGGTACCACTTATATTACTCGTGGATTAAATAATTTAAAACAAAATGTTCTGAATTCATCTAGGATCTTAAACGTAGATACGCCAAATTGGCTTAAGTACGAGGATCGCGATCTAGAAGAAGAACGCGCATTAGCAGACACCGAAGAGTATTTTAAACAAGGTGATGTTGGCGGGGTGATATTTAACCCCGTTGCTTGGTTTAATGGAGTTATGCCTTTCAGTAAAAATTGGTGGCATAGATTGAGAGAACTTTGCGACAAGTATGACGTTCTTATGATTCTGGACGACATTACTGCTTGTTGGGGTAAGGTTGGTACATGGCAGAGTTTTACCGGGATTGGCGACGGCGTAAAGCCTGATATCAGTGCTCTTGGTAAATCTATCGCAGCTGGTCATGCTCCGTTTGGACTTACTGTCTGGAACGAAAAAGTTTTTAGTCGGGTTCCAATGTTTATGTACGGCCATGCTTGGAACCCTTCAATGGGTGCTGTTGCTGCTATGAATAAAACCACGGATATTATTAAGCGGGATAACTTACTAGAACACAGTAATACCGTAGAGAGAAAAAACATAGAAATGTGCCAAAGATTAGGCGATCGCATTGCTGGATACAGGTCTGTTGGCTGTTTCTTAGCAATCGATTTCCATGAAGATATACCTCACGAAAAATATATGTCTGGCGGACTAAGCACAAAATACCGACCTTATGTTCTGAAGCTCACGTCACCGCTAATTGCAGATGATAGCTATCATGCCGCTCTGGAAGAAAAGATTGAAAATATTCTGATATAAAGGTTTACAACCTACCATATATAGTTTATACTGCTCTTATCAAAAGGAGATAATCATGAAAATCGAAGATAAGATCCAGAAGCGTATGGATGAACTTCAGCGATGTATGGAACATAACGCACATCTATACGAGACCTTATATGTTATGGATCTATATCATTCTGTACGTAAGTTTTGGTCAGTTTTAAGTGAAGAAGATCGTGACTATCTCCAGGGGGTAGAATATGCAATCTCTGAAATGGTTGAATGGAAATTAACATGAAAACTCCTTTATTGATTTCCACTATTCTAACACTGACAAGTGTAACTGTCGCTACGGCTGGTGAACAAGTCAGTGGCGAGGTACGGCACCATTACAGAACAATCTATGATACCGTAGAGGTTGTTGACAGACAATGTGAAATGGTAGATGTTCCTGTGTATGGTACACGTCAGGTAGATCGTAACGGTGGGGCAGGTGGTAATGCACTACTTGGTATGATCCTTGGTGGCGCTATCGGTAAAGGTATTACCGGTGACGATAAAGGCGCTGCTGCTGGTGCTATTATGGGTGGAGTAATTGGTGCAGATAAAGGCAGCAAGCCTAAGACTGAACAATATGTAAAAGGATACCGTCGTGAACAATCTTGCACAGACGTAGTAACATATGTCAATAAGCCAAAAAAAGTTTATGATTTTTCAACTTTAGTGTTTACATTGAACGGAAAAAGATATAGAATAGATTTTAATAAATAAAGGTTAATGCTTCCGTAGCTCAACTGGATAGAGCACCGGTCTTCTAAACCGGGGGTTGCAGGTTCGAGTCCTGCCGGGAGTGCCATATACTGGAGAATGAAATGGAACTTGTAGCACTTATTTTTGGCATTGCATTGTTAAATGAAAACGCAGAAAATAAAAAAGAAATCGTTAATCTGAATTCTGAAATTAGCCAGATTCAAGCTGACTTTTTGACACTTGCAGGATCTCACGCAGCGGTTTCCGCCCGAGATAAAAGTAATCACGAATCTCAACAAGATCAGATCGATGACCTTGTAAGGAAAGTTCTTTCTGAATAAAAGTTTTGCTCCCATGGTGGAACGGTAGAAAATGGTAAACGCATAAATAAAATAAAAAAGAGCGTTTACCATGAATATAGAAGAAGCCATACAATCTACAGATACAATGAATAAGGCAGCAGAATTACTTAACATGCCTTTTTCAACGTTTAAAAGAAAAGCGATTAAATTAGGATTATATGTACCAAATCAAGGTGGCAAGGGTACATTAAAACCGAATAATTCTAAAATACCATTAACAGAAATTCTGGAAGGTTTACATCCACAATATCAATCAAATAAATTGCGTATTCGTTTGATTGAAGAAGGCGTGAAGGAACATAAATGTGAATGTTGTGGAAATAAAGAATGGTTAAACAATCCTATAAGTTTAGAAGTTGATCATGTAAATGGGATAAGTAATGATCATCGATTAGAAAATCTAAAAATACTTTGTCCGAATTGCCATGCACAAACTGAAACTTATAGAGGAAAAAATATTGGGCGCGTGACGGAATAGGTATACGTACAACACTTAAAATGTTGGTTCTGTGGGTTCGAGTCCCACCGCGCCTACCAATAAATACTCGTCCCGGTTCGAATCCGGGTGGGAGTACCAAATTTGGTTCGTTGGTGTAATGGTTAGCACAAAGCGCTCATAACGCTTCAGGACGTGGGTTCGATTCCCCGACGAACTACCAAAAAAAAAAATTCATTTAGGGGTTAAAATCCCGAGAAAAAACGTATATATAATACTATAGATTAAAAGGAATACAACTTCAATGACTATCCATTCCACATATTCACTCCCGACAAAGAACGTGCAAGCGCGCGAATGCTTTGCCATGGGTGGATGGAATATTGATATTCACGAGAGGGTATTTTAAGAAGACATTTTAAAAAGTCTGATTTTAGTAACCCTCCAATCGAAAGATTCGGAGGGTTTTTTAATATGGTAGCACTAGTTGGTCTAGACGGACGTCTCATAAGCGTCTAGGAAAAGTTCGAATCTTTTTGCTACTACCAGAAAATAGTTGTTTACATCCTGTCTTTTTTGTGTTAGGATGTATATGAGAACGAAGAGATAATATCAATCTTCTCAAAAGTGGATGTGCGGAACGAGACTGCGAGTAACCACTCTAAACAAACTCAAATGGGCGTCCTGGAGGATGGAAGCGTAAGCTGAAAAATCCCAGAAGAAACAGTTAATTCTGTTTTCACATGCACTATGAATAATGGGAGGTAGACGGTTCGATTCCGTTCGTGAGGTGGTCCTCATTTGCCGACGGGCAACCGTGGTTCGAGTCCACAAGTAGTGCAGCTGAAAATAGAATTGGTCGGTGGCCCGGATGGTAAGGGGTTGGATTGCAAATCCATAGCACTGAAAAGTAGCGTGTTCGATTCACGCACCGACCTCCAAAATACAAAGGTACGATAATATGCAACGAATTGTTATGGTTTGTGAATTTACTGATGATTGTACTTATTTTTCTACAGAATCATATCCAATTATGTATTCTTCGCCAGAAGCAGCTTTGCTAGACTTTGAAAAACTTAACGAAGAAGCTGATAACGAGTTTGAATTTTGTGGAAAAAAGTTTTATAAGTTTGCGAACCTTCCAGAGTTTTACACTGTAGATGAATGGTTCGAGTCCTGCCCTTCCAGCCAATATGTTGGTATGGTGTAATGGTAACACGACGGCTTCCAACTCCGTAGATCAGGGTTCGATTCCTTGTACCTTCGCCAACAAATGAATCCTTAGCTCAGCTGGTAGAGCATCCGACTTTTAATCGGAAGGCCCTGAGTTCGAACCTCAGAGGATTCACCATTATTTTGCATATGTAGCTCAGGGGTAGAGCATCTGGTTGAAGCCCAGAGTGTCGGTGGTTCGATTCCATCCATATGCACCAAAAAAGTTCATTTAATGGTTGACATCGTTATTTGCTTATGCTATAACAGATATATCAAAAGGAGACTACAAATGGAACCAATGATTACAGTATCAGAATTGATTGATATTTTAAAAGCTTTGCCCGACCAAGATGCTCTTGTTCAAATAGCTATGAACGATGAATACCAATCCCCCTTGCGTGCCGACGGTATCCGTCTCGAAGATGACTATGTAGTAATTGAGGATTAAATTATGACACTTTCTTTTGACCCACTTGACCCATATGTAAAAATGGTAATGGAAATCTCTGACGAAACACTTACCCGCTTCTTCGACTCCATGGGTATTGATATTAATCTTGATGTTGAAGACGAAGATGAAGGTATTCTATACGATTGTGAAGCATAATACTTCCTTAGCTCAGTGGACAGAGCAACTGGCTACGAACCAGTAGGTCCGGGGTTCGAATCCTCGAGGGAGTGCCAATAATGCTAGTGTGGTGTAATGGCAGCACACATGGTTGTGGACCATGTAGGAGATAGTTCGAGTCTATCCGCTAGTACCAAAAGTTATGGGGTGGCCTTGTGTGTCTAAGGGAGGCCTGGGAATGCCAGAGAATGAGGAGACTACACGTCCTCATCCACTCCACCAAATAATGTAGGTGTGCCTCGAATTGGTTAGGGGTCGGATTGCAAATCCGAATTATGCTGGTTCGAGTCCAGTCATCTACTCCAAAATAACTCTCAGTGGGCAAGTCTGGTTAAGCTGCTTCCCTTGGAAGGAAGAGATCGCTGGTTCAAATCCAGCCTGAGAGACCAAATTAAATGTCCTATAGCTCAACGGTAGAGCAAATGACTGATAATCGTTAGATGGAAGTTCGATTCTTCCTAGGACAACCAAAGGATGTATGTAATGGAAAAAGTAGTTCGTGACGGAAAAGTAGCAGTAATCGTATCTCCAGGATATGGTGCTGGTTGGTCAACTTGGAATGAAAGCAAAATTTGCTTTGATCCTATTATTGTAAAATGGATTGAAGGTGGTAAAGTCGGTGATCCACCTTTAGATCACTATGAAAAATCTGCTCCCTATGCTGGTGGATTGCGCGATGCTGAAATTGAATGGATTGATGAAGGTACCGATTTTCGTATTACCGAATACGATGGATATGAATCACTTGAAGTGATTGGAGATATTGACTACTTTACTGCATAATAATGGCCCCATAGATTACTGGCTAGATCACTGCCCTTTCAAGGCGGAGGAACGGGATCGATACCCGTTGGGGCTACCAATATAAAAGAGAATGATATGCTTACTGAGAAACAAATTACAGACATGGTTGATCTACTAATTGACTGTAATGAAGATACAAAGGTTTACCTTGGTTGTGACTCAGTTCGCTATGTCAAGGGTGATAGATTTTGGGGCAGATTTGCTACTGTTGCCATTGTTCATAAGAACGGCAATAAAGGTTGTAAAATCTTTTCAAATGTATCACACGAGCCTGATTACGATATGAAAGCTAATCGTCCTAAAATGCGGATGATGAAAGAAGTTCAAAAGGTCTGTGAATTGTATACACAGATTGGCGCTTTCATTGATGAGTTTGATATTGAGATTCACCTTGATATTAACACTGATCCTATTCATGGTTCAAACTGTGCTGCAAGTGAAGCAGCTGGTTATGTTCTAGGTATGACAGGTATCACACCTAAGCTTAAGCCTGATAGTTGGGCAGCAAGTTTCGGTGCTGATGGTGTTGCTCATGGTAGAACAGAAAAAAGTGAAAATTAATTCATTCAGGGGTTTACATCTGTATTTGGCTATGGTATAACAGTTATATCAAAAGGAGATATATTATGCTTACACTTTGCGGAACACAAATCAAAAAAGACGTAATCGAGTCCTTTAAAAATGCTTTTGCTAATCCAGAAAATGCACCGGATGCGGGTATTATCTGGGACTGGGTATCTTCGGACATGCACATGGATTTGGGTAAAACATATAATAGTAATTATATTGATGAATGCTTTGACCTTCTTGTAGATCGTGAACTTGCAAAATAATTCAAAAAACTCAATTTAGGGGTTTACAACGATATATAGATATGTTAATATACTTATATCAGATCAAACAAGATCACGCTCTTTGATAATTTAAAATTTCTCTTAGGTTTAAACCGATAATAGAGATGGAAATAGAAACTCTATTTTCACAGACATATTGGGTAGTAACGCGGCCAAGTAACATTTGGTGATTCTTATGTGAAACAGCTGGGTCAAACGCTTTCGACAATAGGTTGGGATTCTTCGACTTTATCACCGAAGATACCGACTGACGATAGAGTAACAGTATGTCGTTGTAAATAGAGTTTATTCCCAAGTAGCTCAGTAGGTAGAGCAACTGACTGTTAATCAGTGGGTCGGCGGTTCGAGCCCGTCCTTGGGAGCCAAACAATGCTTCCGTAGCTCAATGGATAGAGCAACTGACTTCTAATCAGTAGGTTGAGGGTTCGAGTCCTTCCGGGAGCGCCAATAATGGAAGCGTGGCAGAGTCAGGTTTATTGCACTGCTCTTGAAAAGCAGCGACGGCAGTGATGTCGTCCTAGGGTTCGAATCCCTACGCTTCCGCCA